ACCGCCGCGGCCCGGCCGGAGCCGCACCCAATCCGGCCGCACCACCTACCCCCAACACCGATGACGCCACGATCCCGCGCCTATCCGCTGGCCTGCCGTTCCCTCTATTGCGGCGAGCTGTCCTGCCCTGCAACGTGCCACCACCTACCGGAGCTCGAGGCCTTCCGGGCCTGGCAGCAACGGACCGGCGCCCACCAGCCGGACCCGATCTGGTGCCCCACCATCTGGCAGGAGGCCTGAACCATGACTGAATCCCTGACGCCCGACGAACGAGCCCTTCTCACCCAGCTGTTGGCCCCGCGGGTGCGGGTGCTGTCCGATCTGCTCGCCGCCCAGGTGGCCGGCCTGCCGGCGGGCTGTTGCGACTGGGCCGACACCGCCGACGATCTGGCGGTGGCTCGCGGTCTGCTGGTGAAGGTGCAGCAATGACCCGCTCTGAAATCTTCTGGATCCTCCACATCTTCACCATTCCGTTTCAGGCGCTCTACGCCGCGATGGTGCTGGTGCCGCTCTGGATCATCGGCAACGTGTGGCGTTGGTATCGAACACCGGTCAGCGTCCGCCGCCGCAAAGAAGCAGCAGAACAGCGGCGCAGTGCCGCAGCATGGGATGCGATCGAACAGGCCACCCGCGCCGAGCTTCTGGCGCACGGTCTGATCGACACACCCGAGAACAGGGTCAGGCTGCGCAGCGGGCACCGCTGCAGCGGACGATGACGCCCGCCAACGTGGCCGGCCTGTTGGCCGGCATCCGCCAGGCGGCCAAGATGGCCCGCGCTGGTGCGCTACATCCCGGTGTCCCCGAGGTGTTCCTCTGGATCGCCGCCGGTGTTGACCATCGCAGCGACCTGGCAAAGGTGAGCGGGCTGAGCGTGCGGGAGATCCGCCGCATCTGCCACACGCTGCAGGGGCGCGGCTACCGGGAGCGGGGTCGTTACGTGGATTCCGCCTTCCGGTTGGTGCAGAGCCGCCCACATCCCCACCGCCGTGGTGACCAGCTGGTTTTGACCAGCGAGGGCCAGGGCCTGATCTCCAGTACGTTTAACTCATCTACAGAGGTGTAGAACAGGATGCGTGTTTCTCTTTTGGTGTCTCTTGAGTGCCGGATGCGCTCACGCCTCTGCCATTACTCACTCTGGCATGAGCGCGCCGGGGGGCGGCACTGCCTAGCTCTGCAGCGGTGTCAGAGTGTTCCTAGGAGTTTCCTAGGAAGCGAACCATGGATCTGGGTCAACTGGAGAGGGCTCTTGGGGTTTTTGCGACTCTGGACCCGATCGAGTTTCCGTTGCACCGTGCGCAACTGTTCCTCGAGGTGGCAAAGGCCGGCCAGCGCGGCTGCACCTATGGCGATCTCGAGGATGCGTTGAACCTGACCAACGGCTCGGTGTCGCGCGGTGTTGCCTCCCTCGGGGAGGTGAACCGCCACGGCACAACCGGCTACCGGCTGGTCGAAACGATCAAAGACCCAGGCCAGCCGCGCCGTTACCGGGTGCGGCTGACAACTCGAGGGCGAGCCCTGCTGCGGCAGCTCGAAACCCTCTGAACACCACCTACCACCACCTACCACCATGAGCGGAACCGTCCGCAAGGCTGCCGATGGCAGCTGGATCGCTGATGTATCGGTGAACGGCACGCGCCGCACCGCACGCTGCAAAAGCAAGGCCGAGGCCCTGGCCCGCAAGAAGGAACTCCTCGAGCGGCTGGTGACCCGTGAGGCCAGGCCCGTTTCCACCTTCACCCTGGCTGATGCCCGGGCCCTGTCGCTTCGTGTGCGATGGGGCGGCACTGCCTACGAACGCACCGCGGCGATCTACAGCGCGCAGGCGGTCGAGCACTTCGGCCGCGGCTGCTCCCTGGATGCCATCACCACGCCCGCGGTTGATGCCTGGCGGCAGCTCCTGCTGCAGGGGGGCAACCGGCCCAGCACCGTCAACCGCAAGGTGTCAGCACTGCGGGCCATGCTCGCCGATGCCCAGTTGCACGGGCACCTGCAGGACGTGCCGAAGATGCCGCAGCAGCTGCGCGCCGGCGGCCACCGCGATCGGGTAATCAGCGACCAGGAGCGGGACATGCTGTGCAACGCCTTCCGGCAGATGGGTGAACCCGCCGCGGCCGATCTGCTGGTGTTCCTCCTCGAAACCGCCGCCCGCTGGGGTGAAGCCGAACGGCTGCGGTGCGAACACGTCGATCTGGTGAAGGGGCGGGTGACGTTCTGGGCCACCAAGAACGGCAAGCCCCGATCGGTGCCATTGACCAGACGGGCAACTGATGCCCTGCTGCCCCATCACACGGCCCTGGGGGGTGCCCGTCTCTGGCCCTACAGCTACCGGCGGTTCCAGTGGCTGTGGGATGCCGCCAAGGGTGCCACGGGCCTGGCTGGTGACTCTGCGCTGACGATCCACACCACCCGCCACACCTGCGCCAGCAAGCTGGCCTCGAGGGGCATCCCCTTGCATCAGCTGATGGCCTTCGGTGGCTGGACCAGCCTGGCCAGCGTGCAGCGCTACCTCCACCTGCACACCGATGCACTGGCCGGGTGCGTCGCCGCGCTCGAGCTTTAATCCCGACCTGCGCCGCCGTTTGTGGATGCGTCCACCGGCGGCGTTTTGCTGCGCCGATGATCGGCAGCGCTGCGGCAGCGGCAGCGGCGCAAAATCCCCAAATGCCTTACCATGACTGGCGGGAGCATGGCGGAAATGGCAGACGCAGCGGACTTAAAATCCCTTCCGCACATCTGCATCCACTCAGAGATCAAAGGCGGATCGGTTCTCCTCTGACTGAAATCAGCTCTGCACCAGTGTTGTGCTCGAGGGGCTGAAAACCTAGTTTGATGCGGGGAAAATCCAAAAAAGTCGCGTCCACCCCCTGTGGATTTGATGCCGACGCATCAGCAAATCGCATCAGCACTGGCCATCCGCTCGAGGTTGGTGACGCATGGGCAGGAGTCGGCCACCGAGTACGGCCGAGCCCTGTTCGCCGAGCACGGGCAGCGGGTTGCTGATGCCCTGGATGCCCTGCTGACCCGCTTCGTTCTGAACCCAGCCATTGCCGGGCCCCACTACGAGGCCCTGCCCCTGCTGCTGCACTTCAGCAGCCGCGGTGTGAAGCCGGTGGCGGCCGTCGCCCTGGGCCGGGTGCTGGATGGCATCTCAAGCCGGCATCGGCATCGCAAGCTGGCGCTGGCCATCGGCCGGGCAGTTGAGGATGAGGTGCGGGCCGGCCGCATAGCAGCGCACGATCAGGACACGTTGCGGTTGCTGCTCCGTCATGAAGGCCGTTCGGTTGCGGTGCGCCCTGCCACCCTCCGCCAGCTGGGCCTGCCGGGTGCGCGCTGGACCCATGGCGATCGGCATGCCCTCGGTGCGCTGCTGCTTCATGTGATCGCATCAGAAACGCCGCTGGTCCGCTTCGTGTCGCAGTCGGTCCGCGGCTCGTCCGTCCAGATGGTGGAGGCCACCGAGGCCACCCTCGAGCAGATCAGGGCGACGCCGCTTGAGATCAGGCAGGAACGCTCGACACCCAGCGCCGTGCCGCCCGAGCCATGGAGCTCTTACCAGGGGCTGGTGAAGCGGCGCGACGGGCTATCGCTGGATTACGCGGAATCGAGCAGCCGCGCAGCGCTGTGCGTCATCAACAGGCTGCAGCAGCAGCAGATGACCGTGGACCCATGGATGGCAACGGTGCAGCGGGATGCGTGGGAGGCCAACATCCGCGGGCTGTTCCCGGTGACCCGCGATCCTGAGGTGGCACCGCCGCGGCCGGAAGACAACACCGACCGGGCGGCCTGGGCTAAGTGGGAGCGCGCCGCGCGGCTGGCCTGGGCAGAGGAACGGGAAAACGCTCGAGCTCGAGCACGCCTGCAGGAATCCATCGACCAGGGCCAGCAGCTGGCGGGGCTGCCGTTGTGGTTTCGGTATGAGCTGGACTTTCGCGGGCGGATCTACACCAGCAACCGCACCACCACCCACCAAGGCCCGGACCACGAGAAGGCGCAGCTGTGCCTGACTGGCGAGCCCTGCGACGAGGACGCCGCCGAATGGATCCTTAAGGCAGCCGCGGGGCACTGGGGGCTGGGCCGGGCCAGCTGGACCGAGCGGCTGCAGTGGGGGCGCGACAACTTCGATCGCCTGCAAGCGGTTGCGGCCGCACCGCTGGATCGGCTTGAGCTGTGGCGCGATGCCGCCGATCCCTGGCAGTTCCTGCAGATGGCCAAGGCCTTCAGCACATGGCTGACCGATCCAACCACCCCGATCAACGCGCCAATCAGGTTGGATCAGACCACATCAGGCCTGGGCATTGCAGCCGCACTGGTGCGTGATGAGCGATTGGCGCGTGAAACCAACCTGATCGGCTCGACCCGTCACGACATCTACGGGAAGGTGGCCGCGGCCACGGTGCAGGCCCTGCGCCAACACCTCGAGGCCGGGACGCCCGGGCAGCAGCGACACGCGGCGCTGTGGCTTGAGCTCGGTGTCGATCGCGCGCTGTGCAAAGAGCCTGTGATGGCCGCGATCTATGGCGGGCAGTTCCAGAGCCTGTTTGACGGCCTGGCCGATCACCTGCGCGACGTCGCCGCACCAAGCCAGGCCAGCGAGTACGAGCGGCAGGTGGTGCTGCCTGCTCGCTACCTGGCCAAGGTGCTGCGCGCGGCCCTGGAGCCTGAGCTGCGACCGCTCCTCGAGCTGCGGGACTGGCTGAAATCCGTCAGCGCCATCGTGGTGAAACGGCAGCAGCGGCTCCGCTGGACATCGCCCAGTGGGTTCGTCGTGGTGATCGGCGCCAAGCAGAAGGCCAACCCTCCCGCCCGCACCCTGCTGCATGGATGCCGCGGGTGGGAAACGCAGGACAGCGGCCGGCGGCGAGAGGAGCTGAGCGTCCTGGCCAGCAACCGCAGCATCACCGCCAACCTGATCCACTCGTTTGATGCCGCACTGGTGCATGCCGTCATCTACAGGGCTGAAGCAGCGGGCGCCTTGGTGCTTCCAAATCACGACTGTTTCGCCACTGTGCCGGCTCGAGTGAGGTGGCTTCACAGCACCATCCATGACGAGCTGCGAGCGCTGTACGCCACCGATTGGTTGCAAGAGATTCGAGACGAGATCGCCTGCAACAGCGGCGTTCATGACCTGCCAATGCCGCCGATGGTGCAGACATTGGCGCCTGGAACCATCGGCCAGAACCCCTACGCCTTCTCATAGGACTCTCCTGCGACAGTCCTAGGAGTTGCCTGCGATGCTGCGGACCGCTACGGTGCTGCTGCATCTGCACCCCTGAAGAACTGCATGGGATCCAAAGTTTGCGTTTCGCCTGTCGGCGAACTGATGTGGGCCAAGGTCTTGCGGCCTGGCATCGCCAACAAGGGCAAGCCTTCCGAGAAGGAGCAATGGTCCGTTGATCTGCTCCTCTCCAAGGACGACGCCGAGGCCCAGGCCTTCGTCAAGTCGCTCAAGGAACGGTTCATCGAGGCCCACGGCACCGCCGCCAGGCCGGGGCCCAATGGGCTCCCCTATCGCACCTTTCTGGATGACAACGGTGACGAAACCGGCCTGTGGAGTTTCCGTTTCGCTCGCAACGTGGTCACCACCCGAGGCATTGAGCTTTCAGCGCCGGTGGTGCAGGACGCTGCCGGCAGCCCATGGCCGGTTGACGTGCTGATCGGCAACGGCAGCGCCGGCCGGGTGGCTTACGACGCCTGGCACTGGACCAACCCTGAAGGAGGCAAAGGCGTCTCTCTGAACCTGCAGGGGGTGCGTGTGTTGCACCTTGTCGAGTACGCCCCGCCGGATCCGGGCGAAGCGTTTGGCGCACCGGAAAAGGGCTACGTGCTGACTGGCAACGAACCACGCGCAGCGGCTCAGGCGACCTCTTCAGTACCAGCTTCCGCGCAGGGCTGGGACGACGGCGACGACGAGATCCCGTTCTGATGGCGATGTGCTTTGCCGAGTTCGTGCTGCCTCTGCCATTGCAGCCAAAGGCGCGACCCCGTTTCGGCACCCACGCCTACAAGGACAGTCGCTATCGGGCATGGGCTCAGCAATGCCGCGCAATTTTGTCCGAGTGGTGGACCATCCCACCGCTCGGCAAGGGGCAAGTCATCGCCCTGCAAATGACGTTCCGCGGACCTGGCACCAGCGATCTTGACAACCTCCAAGGCGCCGTGATGGATGCCGGCAACGGAGTCGTCTGGACCGATGACCGGGTGACGGTGCTGCGGCGCATCGAGGCGGAATGGGAGAAGGCCCCGAAGAACAACCAATCCATCTACCTGAAGGTCATCTGGAATGACGATGCCGTACCCGCCGCTGCTTGAGCAGAGCTGCGAAATCTGCCGCTACAGCGAACAGGACGTGCCGACCATGGCGCGATGCAGACGCACTGCACCATCACCGCTGCCGATTGAAAACGAGATCCTGGCCCGCTGGCCGCTGGTGATGCCGACCGATTGGTGCGGCGAGTGGGCGCCGCGGGAGGAAGGCCAATGAAGTGCCCACACTGCGGCCACCATCACAGCCGCGTCACTGACACCAAACGGGTTGAGCACGGCACGCGCCGTTACCGCATCTGTGCCAAGTGTCGGCAACGCTTTGCCACCCTCGAGCGGATCGAAGAATGGGATCCAGGCCTCAGTGCCTATGCCGTTCCCGATGTCGCGGCGCCAGCTCCGCTGCGTGTGCTCGAGGCGGCGCCAGAACCTGAGCTGGCGGTTGCCTCGATTCCTGCCCCGGAGTCACCCAAGCCGAAGCCTGCTACTACTCGCCACGACGCCAGCCTTGACGACGAGCGGCTCGCCTATGTGACAGCTGAGGTGCGGCCGTTGCTGGTGCAATGGTGGAACGAAAGCCGGCGATCCAAGCACCGCGGCAATGCCACCTGGACCCGCGCGGCATGGGAGGCCAGCGTCCAGAGGATCTCCAACCTGCCAACCCATCTTCAGGTTGAGCTGTGCCAGGCCGGCGTTGAGCATGGCTGGCAGGCGCTGAAGCTCGAGTACATCCTGGACAAGAGATCACCTGCAACGGTCCGCACCGATGGCCGCCTGCTGCCGCAGGATCCTCGGCTGCTTGAAGCGATCCGACTGGAACACGAAGCGGAGGATCTATGGCCCGCCGCCAGCTGACAGCCGAGATCTTCATGACCGTCATCGACATGGTGGCCGGTCATCTGCGTCTCAAGGATGCGGACCGCTGGGGGCCGCAGATCGCCCGGCTGAAGTTCCGCAGCTTCGTCGGCGAGTTCCCCGAGGTGTCTGAGCAGCAGTTCGTCTGGGCTGCTGAGCGTTGGATCCAGTCGCTGCCGGCAGGGTTCACCCGGTTCCCGACCTGGCGGGAGCTGATGGCGCCGCTGTACCGCTGCGAGAACGGCATGGCCAATCGCAGCTGGGGTTTCCGGCCTGATCTGCCGTCGATCTTGGCGCCAACGGAGGAGCAGCTGCAACTGCTGCCGCAGCAGCGAAGGTCGATCGCTGCAGCGCCTGATCCGCACAACGCCGAGGCCTATGTGCCATTCCATGTGGAATGGGCGCCGGCGTTGCCACCGGCTGCAGCTGAGGCCGGCCCGCTGACAGCTGAGGTGTGGGCCGAATACCTGCAGTGGGCGCAGCAGGAAGAAGCTCAGCTGGCGGATGCCTGATGGACCCGCTGATGACGCTATCCGAGCTGAGGGGAATCCTTGAGCGCGGATTGGTTACCGGCAAATGGTCGGTGCTGCAGTTCAACAAGTCGGGACGGGATGTGGTGTTACCCACCAAAGAGTTTCTGGCACAACATCCACAGTTTGAAAACATGGAGTTTCGAGACATGGCAGCGTTTCGCAAGCATCACGGCACATGAGCTGGACGCATGACTACGAGGTTGGCCAGGAGGTGAAGTGCCACTTCCAAGGCCAATGGTGCCGCGGGGCAATTTGCTCCAAGCGCACGCGAAGCCTGATGGTTTTTCTGGGCAAGCACGGCCACACGAACATTCACGACCCTCGCAACATCACACCATGGCAACCGAGCAAGAAGAAAGAGTCCTCGATGTCTCCCGAGAATCCGTCATTCGAGTTTTGAAGATGGCACGCAAACACCATGACGAGTGCGTTGAGCGCAGCTACGCGCAGACGTGGTGGGCTGGGTACATCAGATGCTGCGAACAGCTCCTGGACATGGAGAACGAGTGATGGCCTGGGATCGAAGCCTGTTGCCCGATGAGCCGCAGCCATTCCTTGGCCCGGGCATCAGCAGGCCCAAGCCGAAACAGCTGACACGCCTTTTCAGCCTGGAGGTGCAATGCCCCGGCACCCGTCTGATGCACTTGCAGATCCCGGCGCCCAGCAAGGCCGATGCAATCCGCTACTGCAAGAACCGCTGGCCTGATGCAACTATCACCTTCATCAAATGACCCTGACCGAACATCTAACTGAGCTCTACTGGGGGCTAAACGAGTACAGCATTGATGACCAACGCCGGATGCAGGGGGTCATCCATGAGATCAGTCAGATCATCCGCGGCTGGGCGCCTGATGAGGGGCTCGCGCGGATCACCCATCTCGCCATCACCGGAGTGGCCGACCGCCTGCTGGAACAAGCCATGGAACCCAAGTCATGAAACTGCTGATCGACACCGAGCTCTACCTGTTTGCCGCTGCATCCGCCTGCGAGTTCGAGGCGGAATGGGACACCGACGACTGGACCTACCTCTGTCGTCATGGTGATGTGAAGGCCTCGCTGCAGGATTCGATCGCGGCCATCCGCGAGGTGTTCCCCGATGGTCAACCCGTCTTGGCGTTTGGCGATCGCGCATCCTTCCGCTATGGCATCTGGCCCAGCTACAAGGCCAACCGCAAGAGCTACCGCAAGCCCGCCGGCTACCGCGAGCTGGTGGCCTGGGTTGAGACGGTGGCACCCACCAGGGGATGGGAGGTGGCGCGGCTGCCTGATGTGGAAGGCGATGACGTGCTGGGCATCCTGTGCGAACCCGGCGATGTCATCTGCAGCTGGGACAAAGACATGCTCACCATTCCCGGTCTGCACTACAGGCGCGAGGAGGTGGTGGAGGTTGATCAACTTGCTGCTGACCGTGCCTTCTACATGCAGGTGCTCACCGGCGACGCGGCCGACAACTACCCCGGCTGCCCCGGCTACGGGCCCGTGACCGCTGAGCGGTTGCTGGCAGGTTGGACAACGGACGTTGATTTCTGGCGTGAGGTGGTCAACGCCTACACGCTCAAGAGCAAGGCCGGCACGCGCGAGGCCGCCGAGAAGCTGGCACTGCAGCAGGCCCGCTGCGCTCGCATCCTGCGGGCCGGTGAATACGACCTGGCAACCAACACTCCCCGGCCGTGGAACCCTCCGGTAGCCTGAACTCGTCTGCATACCTGCAGTGCTGCAGCCTCTTGTCACCGAACAGCTGATTGCTCGATTGCAGGATGTGTTTCCTGCTGCTCCCTCGCGGCACATGACAGTCCGCGAGGTTGATCACCTGATCGGGCAACAGGAAGTAGTGACCTACCTGCAGCGGTTGCTGGAGGAGGAGAAAGATTTGCCGCTCAACGTGGAGGATCTCTGATGTGCTTTGGAGGGGGCGGCAGCCCGGCCACCATCACGATGCCCGACACCGGCGCTTACGACCGGCTGGCGCAGATGCAGATGGATGCCATGCGCCAGTCGCAGGATGGCGCCATCAAGGTCAAGCAGGGCGAGCTGAACCAGGCGCTGACGGCGCAACAGGAATCACTGGCTCAGCTGCGCGATGTCAAGACTGCTCGCGCGAATGACACCGCTGCCAATGCCGCGCGGATGGCAGCGCTGATCGGCACGCCACCGCCGGACAAGGCGGCAACGGCACCCGTGCTGGGCAGTGACCGCGCCGAGATGAGCCGCCCGGCTGGCAAGCGCGGGCTGCGCATCGACCGGGCTACGGCCACCACGGCCGGCGCTGGCACCGGACTCAACATCACCACAGGAGTTTGATCATGTGCTTCGGATCACGGCCACAGCCACCGCAGATTGTCTACCAGGGCCCGAGCGAAGAAGACATCGCACGGCAGAACGCATCTATGGAGACATACCGGCAGCAGGCCGCTCAGCAGCAGAAGCTGTTGGCCGATCAACTGCAGCAACAGATCGACACCGCGAACACGCGCATGGCGGAACAGCAGACGCGGCTTGCTGAGGAGCAGGCCATGTCTGCGCGTGCATTGACCCAGCAGGGCGCCTATGCCGTCCAGACCACGCAGGAGACACCTACAGCGGTGCAGAGCACCACTGCGATGAAGGCCAAGGACAAGCCCCGCACCGGCCTGAAGATCGCGCCCGGTTCCACTGCTGCATCAGCCGGCACCGGCCTGAACATCGGGGTGTGACATGGGTTGCGAACGCGACTACCGGCAGCTGGAAGGCGACAGGAACAACTACCTGGAGCGGGCCCGCACCGCTGCCCGGTACACCCTGCCGTACCTGATCCCGATCAGCGACAGCTACACCCCGGGGCAGAACCAGCAGTGGGGGCTGCCCTGGAATGGCCTTGGTGCTCGTGGCGTTCACAACATCACCAGCCGGTTGACGTTGGCGTTGCTGCCGCCAACGGAGGCGTTCTTCCGGTTCACGATTGACGAGATCGAGCTGGCCACCCAAGAGCAGGAAGCCCTGGCGGCCGGCGCCACACCCGAGGATCTGGCCAAGGGCAAGAGCACGTTTGATCTGGGCCTGGCCAAGCTCGAACGCGCCGTGCTGCGCAGCATCGAAACCAGCAACGACCGGGTGGCGGTCCACGAAATGCTGATGCACCTGATCGTGGGCGGCAATGCGCTGCTCTACGTCAGCGAGAAGGGGTTGCGGTGTTTCCACCTGGACCGCTATGTGCTGCGGCGCGATCCGATGGGCAACCCCCTGCAGGCGATCGTGTGCGAGGAACTCAGCGTTGAGAACCTGCCCCCACGGGTGAAGGCTGTTCTCGATGAGGAAGATGGCGACAGGATCGCCGGCATCGACGACGAGGACGGTGACGACGACGCCTCCGAATACGACCGGACGGTAAAGCTGTTCACCTGCGTCGAATGGGAGGACAACACAGTTACGTGGTATCAGGAGGTGAAGGGCCGGGAGATCCCCGGCACCAAGGGGACCGCCAAGGTCAGCGAGTCACCCTGGCTGCCGCTGCGGATGTACCGCATCGACGGGCACCACTACTCGCCGGGCTACATCGAGGCGGCATGTCTGGCTGATCTGCAGACCGCTGAAGCGCTGAGCCAGGCCATCGCCGAGGGCTCGTTGGTCAGCGCCCAGGTGAAGCATCTGGTGAAGCCCAGTGGCGTCGC